CAGGTCACGCCGCGCGGCGGCGCCAGTAGGCGGTCGAGTGTGCCGCGTCCTCGCTGCCGCCGAACTGACTGGCGGTGGGCTTGGGCGCGGGCGCTGACATGCCAGGGGGCTTGGGGGCACCGCCGGGCTTGGGGGCACCCCCTGGACCGCCAGGGGGCATGCCAGGGGCACCGGGCATGCCGCCGCCCATGGCCGCCATGTCCTCTGGGTCAGGCTGCTTCCACGGGGGCGGCGCTTCGGCCGCATCCTCGATGTCTTCCTCGGTGATGTTGGTGAACCGCCCGGTCAGGATGCTCGACTGCTTCAGTTCCTTCAGCGCCATCTGGATCGAGATGATGCCGCCCTCGACCGCCTGCGCCACGGTGGCCACGTCGCGCTGCGCCAGTTCGGATTTCTCCATCTCATCGAGTTGACGCAGGCTGTTGAACTTGAATCCGAACGTGTCGGGCGGCTCGGTTCCCAGCGCCGAGCGGTGCAGCACATCGAACAGCTTGGTCAGCGGACGGCGCAGCCGCGCTTCCTGGGTTGCCAGGATCATGTCGTAATACTGCCGCAGATCGCTTTCGCCGCTGCTGTTCAGCCCAGCCGGCGACTGCCCGAACAGCCGCACCAGCGGGATACCGAGCGCGCCGCTGATCTGCTGCCCGAGCACCAGCAGGGTGTCGGATACGCCCGCGAACGAATAGGACAGCGCCTCGAACTCATCCTTTGAGTCGATGACCGTCATGCCGTTGTTGGATTGCAGCCACCGCATCATGTCCATGGACTGGTAGAACCCTTGCAGCGGCGACGGCATGCCGTTCGGCTGCACGTTTGGCTGCCCTGCCATGGACACCAACTGCTTGAATCCCTCGACCTTGTAGACGCGCAGATAGGCGCGGAACAAAAGCTCGGACGCGCCCATGGTGCCGCTGTCGAATGCCAGCAGGCGGTCGTAGAGCCGCTCGATGACCGACATCCCCCAGCCGTTCTCGGCGAGTTTCTGGCGGAACGGCAGCGTCACCCCGTCCATGCGAATGCAGCGGCTGTAATGGATCGTCATCTTCGGCATGAACGGCGCATTGGCCACGACCTGATAGAACTCGGGCAGGCCGTAGTCGGGGCCGTAGTCCTGCACCAGCTTGTTGTAGCTCGGCTGGATCATCCATCGGTCGAGCGGCAGGAAGCCCTTCAACTGGCCCTTGGCGATGCTCTCGGGCACCAGTGGCGTCTGCATGTCCTGCCCGTCGATCAGGAACACCATCAGGCAGCCGCCATACAGGCGCGACCATTTGACGGTTTCGTTCAGCCCCTGCCACAGACTGATTTCGTTGATCTCGTTGTGGATTTTCTCGACGTCGTCCGGGTCCATGTCGCTGTTCAGCGTGATCCCGGCGCGGGTCATGTCATCCGCCACCACATCGACGGCGGCGCCGACGATCCAGCTTCCCCGATACGCCCACTCCATAAGCTGATTGAGTCGGGTGATCGGGTTGAACGTGTGCGTCGAATTGGACAGCAGGTTCTGCTGCCCGAGGCCGATACGGGCGACGAAATTGCTGATGTTGTCGGTGGTGAGATTGCCGACGCGATCATTCGATGAGCCGGCGGCCACGCGCACGCGCGGCTTGCCGCCAGGGTCATCCCAGCCGTTGACGTGCCCGCTCATGCTGCGGTCATCCGGCCATGCGTGCCCAGATGCTCACATCGCCGGCCGCGACCAGATTGAACGCGCGCGAGGTGGCATCGACGTCATCGTCGTGGGGCAATTCGGGGAATCCTTCCAGCATCTGGAACCAGCGCTCATTCCATGTGCCGCGCAGCACCAGCACATTGCCGGCCTCGGCCTGTGCGCTGAACGGCGCGAAGCGGGTGATCTTGTCGCCGGTCTCGGGCGACCACTCGACCATGTAGCCGGCGAGCATGCGGACGAAGGCCGCGATCTGCGCCTTGCCCGCCTGTCCGGGGTCTTGCGGCAGGCCGATCTTGGCGCCCGGCCCGTCTTGGCTCGACAGGTTGAGCACCTGTCGCTCGACGTCGGCAGGCGTGCCGCGAAACGTGGTGCAGTCGAGCACGACGTATTGGCCATTGATGGTGCGGCCGATCTTGGTCGAGGCGGTCCAGTCGGGATCGTTCAGCGAGGTTGCCACCGTCGCGGCGAGGTCCCAGCCGCGCCCGACGTCGGTGATCATCGGGCAGATATCCACGACTTGGCACCAGCCGCGATTGAAATACAGGCCCGCGCTCGGGCGGATTTTCCAGTTGCCGTTCAGCAGCCGCTCGCGCTCGACCGCCGGCAGCATCATCAGGTTGCCGAGATAGCCGGGGTCGTTCTTCATCAGCGCCGGATTGTCGGTCAGCTTGGCGGCGATGAAAGTCAGGCTTTTGATCGTGTGCGCCGATTGTCCGGTGGCGCGCATCGCTTCGCGCTTGCTGTCAAACCACACCAGCGCATCGTCGGCGCCGCGCACGAAATAGCGCACCACGCCCGAGCGTTCCTCGACCGGGTAGCCGCTGATCGGGTCGATCCACCACTCGATCAGGTCGGCGACCCATGAGCCGGCATCGGCATTGCACGAGGCGCGGATGTAGGGGCGGATGTTGGTCGCGGTGCGATTGCGCGACAGCAGATAGAAAAACTGCGCTTTCGTAAACGTCGTCAGTTCATCGAAACAGATGCAACCAATTTGCGAGCCGTGCCAGTCGAACACGGTTGAGTCGTATTCAAGGTGCGACAGCTTCACCACGCCCTTGGCTGGCCAGCGCCATTCGAGCCGGTGATTCACCGGGATGCCCTTGGCGTGATAGAACAGCTTTTCCGACTCAGACCACAGCCCGCCAGGGCGGCGCAGATCGGTGGTGTTGCGGCGGAACATGACACTGTCAAAGCCGGGCACCCGCTGCGGATAGCGCATCGCTTCGAGCAGCAGCGCGTAGGATTTCCCCGAGCCGGCCGAGCCGCCAAAGATGGCGATATCGGCGTCGCAGTTCAGGAAGGTTTCTTGCGGTCCAGGCTGCGGCCCGATGACGCGGCGCTGGCGCGCGCCGACCCCGTCAAGCGGCGGCATCGGTGTCGTCGTTGTCTTCTGCCTGCCCGTCGATCGTGATGCCTTCCTCGGGTTTGTCGCGGCCGTTGGTCGGGATGTAGAAGACAACGGTTTCCTCGCGTTCGGTTTCGTCGTGGTCGGGCTGATAAGCATCCTTCGGCACCCGCCAGCCGCCGTGCACGGTGAGCCAGAACCGCGCAGCCGCGACGTTGCCGGCGAGCGCTTCCTTGACCAGCGAGGCGCCGATCCGCGCGGTGATCTGTGCCCAGCCCTCGCGCAGTTCGTTCCTCAGATGGCGGTCGAGCGTTTTCAGGTTGATGCCGAGGATCGTCGCGATGACCGGCTTCAGCACGCCGTTGGCGGCGAGCACCATGACAAGCTGGCGCTGTTCCTGTGTCGGCCGGAACTCGGGGATGCGGCCATACTGATCGCTGGCGGTGCGCTTCATGCGGTTGTTGACGGCTTGGCCGGCGGCGCTGGAAATGCTGGGTTCAGGTTTCATCGCGCACCGCCTCTTGTCCGGTGAATTGTTCCCAGCGGGTGATCGCGATGTCGCAGTAGCTCGGGCTGATCTCGATCGCGGTGCATGACCGGCCGGTGATCTCGGCGGCGATGATGGTGGTGCCGCTGCCGCTGAACGGTTCGAGGATCATGCCGCCCTCGGGGACCCATTGCTCGATGATGTGCTGCACCTGATCGGCTGGGCGCGGGCAGGGGTGCCGGCGCTGGATATTGTCGGGCTTGGCGACCTGCGACGCGGTGTCCGCCATGTGCCAGTCGCGATTGTTGGTGCGCGCAGTCCAGGGCGTGCCGCCGGGTTTCCACCACACCAGCACGGCGTCGTAGGCGTGATACATCACCGCGCCGGGCGTCATGTTGACGAAGTTCCGCGCGCCACAGAATAGCTGCCAGTCGCGCGGGAACCATTCGGCGAATCGCCGGACATTGCGCGGCGACTGCCAGACGAAGATCGGCGCGCCCGGTGGGCAGAGCGCCTCGGCGCGTTCGATCACCCGCCAAATCCAGCCGCCATACCCCTCGGCGCCATAGTCGCTGTCGTCGTGCTGGTCGTAGCTGAAGCCGATGCCGTAGGGCGGGTCGGTGACCACGGCGGCCATTCTGGGGAGGTCAGGAAGCACGTCCAAACAGTCGGCGCAGTAGAGGGTATGGCGACCAAGGGTCCAGACGTCGCCGGCCTGTGCGCGCGGCACAGGCGGCGCGTCGGGCACGTCATCCGGGTCGGTCAGCCCCTCGGTCCGGTCCGCCAGGAGCGCGCCAATTTCGAGCTTGGAAAACCCGGTCAGCGCGAGGTCGAAGCCCTCGCTGTGCAGCGAGCCGAGTTCGATTTTCAGCAGGTCGTCGTCCCAGCCGGCATTCAGGGTCAGCTTGTTGTCGGCGATCACGTAGGCGGCCTTTTGTGCGTCGGTCCAGCCGCGCGCGACCATCACGGGTATCTGCGGCAGCTTCAGCTTGCGCGCCGCCAGCACGCGGCCGTGGCCGGCGATCAGCATCGAGTCCTCATCGACCAGCACCGGCATCGTCCAGCCCCATTCACGGATCGAGGCGGCGATCTGATCGATCTGGTGCGGCGAATGGGTGCGCGCGTTCCGCGCATAGGCCAGCAGCGTTTCGGTGTCGCGCCGCTCGACCGCGTCGGCTGGCCATGCAGCCATGAAAAATTCCCCCGCAAATATTTCCA